CATAAGCACTTAAATCTATAGCACTTACAGCATCTGCAACATCAGAGGCCGTCTGAAAGCCACTGACATCTGGTATGTCATCTGAGGTAGCAAAAGCATCATTGTTTAACGCGGATGCGTTTAATCCAGATATGCTTATACGAGCCGCATCAATAGTACCTGTTGTAATTCTAGATCCATCAATAACTGTGGTGTCGTTTGCTATTGCATCAGCGACATCTTGTGCAGATTGTAAATTTACGACCAAACCATCAGCATAACTCTCAGCCGCAGTCTGTGCCGCAGTTGCTTCGGCTTGCGTAATAAAGTCTGTAACATCTGAAGAAACTAAAAACGTGGAGAAGTCTATACCAGACAAATCAGGTACAACGCCATCAGCGTATGCTTCAGCCGCCGATTGTGCCGCGTCTACTTCTACTTGCGTGATAAAGTCTGCTAAATCAGATGTTATTGCAAATGAGCTAAGGTCTAAAGTATCTATTGAATTTTGGGCGTTGTCTGCCGCCGTCTGAGCATTTGCCGCCGCATCAGCCGCATTAGCCGCATCTGAGGCCGCGTCAGCCGCATCCGAAGCCGCATCAGCCGCATCAGAGGCCGCACCAGCAATATCTGTATCAATGTTAGTATTAGCATTTGGTGTTGTAACTGTCAGGGTTACATCATCAGAAGTATTGCCAACTTGATTTCGGTACCTAGCGATAATTAAATAATTGGAGTTATCTTGTAAACCAACTAACGTAGCCTCGACCTGACCAGCAGGTAGGACATGCCACGCATATTCGACAGCGCTCTGCAATTTGTATCCAATTTGTATGACGTCAACCGGCGCAGTTCCAGATACAATAGGGTCCCATGTCACTACTATATTTGTATTAGCCGTTGTATCTGCGTTAGTCAGTGTTACACCAGTGGCATTAACATTCTGCATGAGGTTTGGAGTGCTAAATAAATTAGATGCGACGTACTCTGGCGCGGGCTCAGGATCTCCTTCATACCACGGATATACTGTAGGGTCATATTCTTGAGCAGTAATCTCAACAATTAAGTCGGTACCGATCTTAACTTCTCTAACACGGTAAGGCTGTGCAGTGTAATTTAATGCGTCAGTGGTCACCGTTATTATGTCATTAGGCTCAAGGCGCATGGCTACTGGTTGGGTTTTAAAAGTAATCATTTGTTGATTACGAGAATCTCTAACCATAAATTCAGCTAAATCTTCAGCCTGAGAATAAGATGTAACGCCAGATAGTGTTGCCTCCGTCGTTAGTTTTTCCCCAGAATCCTCATTCAATAAAGTATTGTAAAGAGGGTTAGTAGTGGCGGGCCATGTTACAGCGTCCTCTTTGTGACCTTTAAGTTTGTTTGGGAATTTAACAGTAACTTGGTTAAACCGATTTGCTCTGTCACCATACGAAATAGACACACCATCTAGAATGTTTGTATCATCAAAACTCATAACTGGAGATGCGATAACTTCCATAGAAAGCACATACTTACCATTAATAAAAGGAAGGGAGCCCTTAAATGTTTTAAGTATTTCGGTTACGTTTTCTTTGCTGTCAACATCAGGCTGAATAGCAATATTGCAGGTGAATCGTTTTTGACTTGTTTCTGTATTACCGTTTGGGTTGTAGTCATTAACCTCTATATATTCATACTCTCCAGTTACTGGGTTATAAATAAAACGCCCTTCTGTTTCTGGATTTTGCGGTGGAAGTGTAACCACGATGTCACATTCGTTAGCGGCATCAATAAAGCTATCAATGTCTAGATCGTTGAGTGTGAGGCCTTTACCATAAGATGCTGTTAGATAATCTAATAGTATTAACGAAGGGTTATCTGACCATGATTTAACACTAGAGTCACTAGGGTTATCTCGAGGGTCCCATACTTTTATTCCGCGAATCTTAGCTGTTAATTTAGGATCGCCATAGTATTGCGGCTTGTCAGCCGTATACATAAAACTATTCCAAGACCACGCTAAGCCATTACCTTTCATTGAGCTTGTAATAGAACCAAATCCATTTTTAAGCTCAGAAAACATTGTCTGGCTCTCTGACCCGTGCTTGTTTAATCCTCGAAATAAAGGCCTGTTATTTTTAACCTGTGTAAATCTTTTGTGGGTGTTAACTGGATCGTCGTCTATTTCGATGTTGGTAATGCTCTCGATTGGACCTTGGCACCACACATCAATACGATGTAAAAAATCCTCGTCATCTCGTGATGACGGGTACGATGATTCATTGTTATGGGTAAAAAATGAGTCGGCACTTTGAGAGGGTGAAGAAACAGGAAGTCGTTGCTTAGATATATCCTCCCATACTTTAGTAGGCGCTATCCTTCTCTCACCATATACAATAGGTATAGGATGTGTTCCGCCTTGTTTTTGTATTAATAAACCTGCTTGTGCGTCCTCCATGTCTTTTTTCTGTTTTACAGACATGGCAATGCTTACAGATGTTAGTGCCGCCACGGCAATGACTGCCCATGCTAGTACCGATAAAGCCATATATTACTCCTTTAGCGTTTACCCCAACCGAGAGAGTCTGCACTCTCTTCGTGGGCAAACTTAAATATGTTGTCGCCTGCGTGTAGGCCTTGCTGTATTGAGTCACTCGTGTACCGACCGCCCTTCTGGTTATAATTTGCCCAGTGAGAAGTTAGTTTTAGAGTAAGAGCAGACGTATCTTTATTTTCTTTGACTGCAAGACTATCTAAGGTGCCTTTGTAAATTACTGTTGGGGTACCAACGACGGCACCATCTACAATAATTGCAATGTAAATAATGGCCTCGTGACCCCTGTAATTTGTTTGCACATACCCCCGCGCAACAGAATTATCTACGTTACTCAATTTGAGACTGTAGCTTGATAAATCAATAGCCTGAGATTGTTTTACGCCTGAGAATTCAGATACTAAGCCATTAGATGCGTATGTAATTCCGCCTGTTGTCAGGTCAGTAGCATGGTTAGTAAAGTATAGATTAGCAGGTAGTTTGCAGAGGTACGCATATTCAAATGCTTCAGAATCTAGCGCCGATAAAGTAGCTGAGTCTAGTGTCTGCATCAGATACGCTCCACGACATCAAGCTCAAGACGGACAATGCCATCAGAGCCGTAGTCAATTACTTGTAAGTTATTTTTAAGAGAGCATCTTAAATATGTGACATTTGACACAACCGAACCGCCGGATACTAATACGTCAGGGTATGTATCTACACCGTTAGATTTAACCATGTACATTTTATTGTGATTGCTAAAATTAACGTACTCACCTGCTACCCCGTGGGTAGTTCCAAAAGTTGGTATCTCAACAAAAAATATTCCATTAGAGCCCTCTTGTTCCATAAGAAAGGCGTGTATGTCATTGAAGGCCCCCTTGTTCATAGGAGGGAACACGAGAGTCGCCTCAAATCTCTGTCCGCCTATCTTGCGTGTCTTTATGTGTCCAGAGAGAGACTCAGACCTCAAGGTATTAACCTTCGATGTAATCTTGTAACTAACTGGCGCTGGGCTAGTTGGTAATAGTGGAGAGGGCATTGGAGCCTCCTAAAATTAATTTGGTATTAGAAAAGGGGCCCGTAGGCCCCTAAGATTTAGAACGGTGAATTCTGGGCTGACTCGTTGTATATATCCCGAATCATTCCCTCGAACTTACCACGGTGGTTCATTAACATCGCTTCGACATTATCCGCGTCTCCACCTGTTACGTTAAAGTTAAGAGTCGGATTGTTTGTCGTGTTGCCCCTTTGGTTTTGGTTAGCTAGGAAGGTTGTCATGTCTTCGTTAAGTCTCGAATCGACTACCCTTTCTCCCTGCTCAAGTAAGTACGTACCTGTTGTAGGTACCTTATCAAGACCATCATGAGCCACACCCAGTAATGCCTGAGCACTTGACAGGGCATGTGTTGCCGTCATACCAGCCATAGCAGTCACCGAGTTACTACCTGCTGTTGCTAATGACATCATCGCCGCCGCTGGGGCTAACGCTGTCGCCATAGTTGAACCAGACGCTACTGTAGTAGCTGTAGAGGTTGCTATTCCCAATTTGTCCATTGCGAACATCAAAGCCTTTTGCTTTACATATTCCACAGCCATTTTTACAAATGATCCAACGACAGAAGACAATATGTGTTGTCCTAGTTCTTTAAACCCTTTAGCGACTGACTTTGTTCCAGTAAGAATACCCGTGAACACATCAGATGCTTTGGTGGCTATCTTATCGAATATGTTTGTTAGCTCGACCTGCGTCATTTTAATAGACTCAAGAAACCCTTTTGTCTTTTTGACTTGCTCTTCTTGAGGGTTATTACCCGAAGAACTTTCAGGTATATCTTCAATACCTGCACCACCGTCAACGACTTTAGGTACAAAAACTTCTGGAGTAAAAATAGACTGTGTAAATGTATTATTCCTAGCCTCTATCTCAGCAAGTTTCTTCTCAAGATCCTTTACTTTTTTCTCGGCCTGTTCAGTATCTATCTGAAATTCAATTGGAGTCGCATCTTTTAAAAACGGGATCTTGTTATAAATCTCTAATAAGTTGTTAACCTTTTCTAGGGCCTCACTTAAAAGATCATTAAATATACTAATAAAGCCTAGCTTAAATCGTGCGAAGCCTAGCTCCATTTTTGTATAAACTGATTGGACAGTATCTCGTATATTTAAAAACACGAATTTGTATACACGACCTATATTTTTAAGGCCGTTTACTTGGAAGCCTATAAAGTTTTTAAAGACTATTTTTAGCTCTTCAAAGTTCTGCATAACCTTATAGATTGTTATACCTAACACTACGAAGCCTCCTACAATCCATGTAATAGGGTTAGCCAGCATAGCGACGGCTAGTCCTACCATAGATGTAGTTAACATGGTTATACCACCAATGACGATAGCACCTCCAATAATACCAAGTCCGATAGCTATTTCATCGGCATACCTAGCCATTACCGCCAAAGCAGGTTCAGCAGATTTCATAAACTTAGTAGCAGACTGAACGATACCTCTAAACAGATCGTTTAATCCGTTCTCAGCGACTATCATTTGTAACTCTTCTAGTTGAGAATTAAACAATAGTAGGTCACCGTTAAGGCTATCCATTTGTGTAGCGGCCATTTTTTCAGCGGCCTTACGAGCATTGTCTAACTTTGTCCTAAGTTGCTCAGCACCTGCTAGACCTTCATTCATGAACTGCATCATTGCAGATCCAGCACGACGGCCAAAGATAGCTATCATGTCTTGCTCATTACCGCCTGCTTCTTTTAAATCTTTCAGGATATCTGTCAGACCTCGTACATTACCCTCGGCGTCTTTTGTATGAACACCTAGCTTGTGTAAGGTCTTGGCCTGAATCGTCATCGCTCCAGTAGCATCAGCGATGGCTCTTTCTGTGACTCCGCCTGTTGTAGCAAGTGAGGCGAATGATCCTCTCAACGCTGTACCTGCTATTGATCCTTTAATACCAGCATTAGCCATCATACCTATGAGGGTTGCTGTCTCTTCGATTTCCATACCCATAGCTCGGGCTGAGGGTGCGGCATAGGACATTGCAGTCGCTAAGTCTGTTAGGTTTGTGTTACTTTTTGCAGTTGTTACTGATAGTACATCGGCGGCTCGTCCTAGCTCGTCACTTGTCATACCCAAGCCCTTCATAATATTTGTCATGAAGTCCGCTGTATTTTGTACACTTGTTTTAGTGGCGGCGGCTAGGTCCAAAGTAGGACGAAGTGCGTCGTTAATTTCTCTTACGTTTAATCCAGCTTGGGCTAGGAAGGTACCTGCTTGTGCTGTTTCTGTTGCTGTAAATTTGGTAGCTTTTGCCGCGTTACGCATAGAGACCGATAGCTGATCTAATTGATTCTTAGTAGCTCCGGTTTTTGCGGATACGTCTTGTAGTGCTTCTTGAAAATTACCATAGGTCTTTGCTGACTTAATAAACACCGCGCCAGCGGCGGCGCCCACAGCGGCAAATGCGGCTGTAGCTTTTTTGGCGGAAGACATCATCTTCCCAAAATTCTTAGTTGCAGAACCTGAGGCTTTTTCTAAATCCTTACGAAATTTAGCACTGTTAGCTACCAAATCAACAGAAATTCTGCTGATAGTTGCCATGATATTACCTTAATATATTATTTTGAAAGTCGCGCCGTTCGACGTGCTTGTTTCTTAGCAGACTTCTCGATTCCTTTTCTAAGGTGCATTCGGAACCTTAAAATAGTCGAGCGTTGCTTACCTTGTAGTGCTGGTCTTAAAAAGGGCTTAGCTGGAGTTTTAGCGTTACCAAATTCTATATTGAGAGCTTGGTGTCCAGTTACTCCAGCCTTACGACTAGCACGACCTGCTGACACTGAGGCGATCATAGAAGCCTTACGACCTGCTTTTCTTAAGCGCCTAAGATCTGTTGTAGCTGTTGCTTTTATAGTAGAGTACAGACCTCCTGTATCCCTTACGACATTGTTTCTAGCTGACACTGCTACTGGTTCCATTGCGGATCTACCAGCGGCCCTCATTGTTTTTTTATGTAAATCATGATCTAAATTTTTGAGGGCTTCATGTAATTCTTTAAGGCCTGACACCTTTACTTTCATAAAGTCTTTGTTAGCCATTTGTTTTCTCCGCGAGTGCTTTAAATATAGCCATTTGCTGGCCTTGTAGTTTTTTGCGATCTATAAAAGACATAGATTTAGGTTGTTGATAGATGTGTATCAAGTCGGTAGGTTGTAGGACTTTTTTACTACCAGCACAGTTGGCTGTAGTTGCGGCAATGAGACCAGCCCTATAATCTTCTCGTGCAGGACCGAACGGCTCAATTGAATAATAAGCCATCCATTCAGATAGCTCCTGAGAACTTAGGTTGTTCTCTAGTTGTCGAACGGTCATGCCGAGATGACCAGCTAAGCGAAACTTAAATCGCCTAGCTGGGTCTCTTTTTAGTTTCCCTCTAATTCCTGAACGTCTGCGTCAGTCATTCCAGACATCGAACGAGCAATCTCAAATAGACGATTAACTACCTGAGCATTTTTCTTGCCCAGTTCTATAGCATCGCTATCTTTGAAGACACGCTCTCCTTCTTCGTTACAGACTGACAGAACTACAAGTCTGGCTCGTAGGTTGTCAAGATTAGCTGACGTGCCTATCGATGCCTCAAAATGGTCACGCTCACGAGCAGTCAATCCACGTATGCAAATGTCACCGTCCCATTCAGGTACAGGTATTTTTTTTACATCAAGATCTACTGCTTTAAAAATTGATTTACGGTCTAACATATAAGTCTCCAAATTTATTAAAATCAAATAAGGGCCCACTCATAAGAGTGGACCTATATTATAAAGTTACTGCTATTACGACGTAGCTAAATCAAAAACGACATCGCCGTCGATTGCTATTTCTATGTTAGCTGACACCACGTCTTCTACGGGGGTATCGATTGAGAACTGGCTAACAAAACCAGTGAACTCAGCGATAGCATTTTCAGTACCAGATATCCACTTGATAGCGAATGTCTGAGCAGTTCCAGAGTCGTACTTTGCTTTCAAAGCAGACTGAGAAGAGTCACCACATACCCAGTTAACAGTTAGACTTAAAGTACCGGAGTCCTTTTGTCCTACTAATTTTTGCTTATGAGTATTCCCATAACTGTTATATTCGATTATGTTTGCGGACAATTCGAGTGTACCTACAGAACTTACTTCGCCGACCTTAGTAGATGAGGTCAAGTCTGCACCAATAGCAGATGTCATGTGCAGTTCAGTTGCTAGGCCGTGAAAAGGAGTTGCAATTGCCATTTTATTATTCCTTAGTTTGTGTAAATATTTAAGATGATTATATTTCGATAGAGCTTCTGCTCTTCTTCATACGTATTTATGGCTGACTCTACATGAGCCCCTGTAACAGAGGTTGTCCCCATCGTTCCAGTCATACCGTTGAGTTGGGTAGTTATGTGCTCGGAGAGTTGCCTCATAGAGGCATAGCTCGGGCTATATACTGAT